CTTCTGTGCGTGCAGATCAGACGGTTGTACTGATCACAGATACGAATCTCAGAAGGTGTAGCCTTAAGGATTGCTGGTTTTCCGCAGTAAGTATACAATACAGAGTAGTAGTGGCCGTCATAATCGATGTGATAATTATTAGGCACCTTCAGTACTGCTTTGTAATCACAAGTTGTGTATTCTCCGCCTGGCAGTGGTTTCATACATGGTTTGTCATACTTGATAAACATTTCTTGTCTGGAAAAAGCTTGATTCTGAAAAGGTCTCGCATTGAGGACGGCTACTATCTTTTTGATATCAGCATTCAAATCCTCAAAGGATGTGTAAATCTTTTCTTTTAACTTTTCTATAAGATGTGTTTCAAGGAAACGCACATGATTCTCGACCGTTGGTTTTCCCTTAGGCTTACGAGCCGGTGGTGGGAGCACAATCGTATCATAGAAGTCTTCCAGATCAGAGAAGGTTGACTGTAATACAAGATCATCTTTTGTATGCTTCGTAACAGCTGTTTTTAGATTATCCGGGACAAAGTGTTTAGCAACTGCACCATAGAAGGATACCGCATGTACACAGCCTTCGATAAAACAAGGTAGCTTTTCATTTGGAAATGCCTCTGCATAGATCATACTGCTCACGCCTAATGTTGTGGCAAAGATGTGAACTCTCATAATTTCACCGGTTGTAACATCCGTCAGAAGTCCAGGCTGGTCGCCAACCCAGTCGATGTACATCTTTTCACCAGGCTTGCGATTTACCGCCATTGAAATTTTTGTGCCACCATAGTTTTCCTGAACAAAACGTTGATAGTATTCATAGAACTGAGATTTTTCATATCCATCTGGATTCTTTTCTTTGTAATCCAGCCAACAGAATGAAATATTTACTCTACTGTTTGGGGCATGAATACGATCATAGTAATACTGAAAATCTGGAAGTGGAACTTCTTTGCGTTGAAGATTTTTCTGTGGGTAAAAGAGGTTCTCTACTTCTTTTGGTGACATAGCTTCAAGCTCGTCAATGGTGAGCTCAAGAGCCTTATATCGACTCATGATCAAGTTAAGAGTGCTTGATCCGATTCGAAAACGATCCATAACAGATCTGGTTGGGCACTTATTCAGACGCATCTGAATAGCACCAATAATAGTGTTGTAGTCCTGCATAAAAATGCCTCCTTTCGTAATCTAAAAATAATGACTACGAAAAAACTATAACACTTTATAAGAATGCGTGATCCGACGAAGCGGAAAAGTGTTCCGTTACAACCGGAAACACTGATCCGTTGCTAGCGGAATCGGTGATCCGATGAAGCGGAATTTGCAAATAAGGCACAATATAAAATATGCACAAAGAGAATGGTTCTTTTCGTACTTTAAGCACTTTAGAAAAGATTTAAACATGCCATTACTCAATAGCATCAAGCAAGCAAGAGGAATATCAAAAACTATTTTAGAAAGAGGGTATATGCCAGACCTTGTGCATGATTCTGTAATGCATATTAGATATTCGAGGAGATGCAATACTCGTGTGTGTAGGGCTGCTAGGAATGATTAGAGGTTTATGAGAAATGACTGTTAATATGGGAACCAAAACCTATGAAATGAGCCGTAAGCAGGTAAAAGCTATCCTTGGAACGGCTAAGAAACTTGCAAATTGCAACATATACGGAATTGAAAAAGGCAATGTGGTGATTATGCTGAATGAAAAGTATGAGGACGATATGAGCATTAAAAAAGCCGTAGAAGAGTATAAGAAGAAAGGGTTCAAGGTGCATTGGAAATGAAAATAATCAAAGAAGGCAGCCTTAGGTACGAAAGAAAACCTTTAAAGTTTGAGTGTAAGAATTGCAAAACCGTTTTTGAAGCGGAAAAGACTGAATATGAATATTGTGGAGATCAAAGGGAAGGCGATAACTACAAGTGTGAATGCCCATTGTGCCACAAAATGGTATATTACAATTAAAAGACAACCGGCTAACAAATGGAGTTAGTCGCTACCCTAAAACAGTTATAGGCAGAGGTCAAGGCACTTCTGCTTTTTGCGGAGGTGCTTTTTATTTGGCTTCAAAGCAGTTAATCAATGCAGTAAATGGATATGAAAATTACATACAGAGAAAAGGCGTTGATGAACAGGTAATAGATGCCCTTTTGAAAGCGTGCAATGTGGCAATTCGGACGGAAAAAGACGTTGACTATGGATTGACTATAACCGAAAGAACAAAGGTTTTAATCAACGAATATACGCAGAAAAACGCGGGTGGTAGCATATGGGAACTTGAACGATATGCGCAGGATCACGACATTAAAGGCGGATACAAACTTGTGGATCAGTTCTATGAAGTCTTGCGATTAGAGAGCTTTTATCGTTTCGAGAGTTTCATCTACTTTATGGAGCGCAAAAGAAATTGGAGTAAACGGTTTTATTATCCGCGCCGCAAAACGCTGAATATAGTTGCCAACGATCTTGAAGATTTGGAAAACAGGAAGATTAAATTTTACGGATTGTCAATGCCATCGCGTGTCGGTAAATCGACTATCTGTATTTTCTTCCTTGCGTGGGTGGCTTTGCGCAGACCGAACAGCCATAGTGCTATGGGTGGTCACTCCGGTATTTTGGCAAAAGGATTTTACAAAGAACTGATGAATCTTTTTACCACGGAAGAATATACATTTGCGGAACTTTTTGCTTATTGGCATCCGGAATATGCAAACGCAACACTTCCGACAGACAAGAGCGCGGACGAATTTACGATTACGCTTGGAGATCCAGACAGATTTGCAACCGTAACGTGCCGCGGTATTGACGGAACATGGACAGGAGCGGTCGATGTTTCAAAAGACGGATATTTATATGTCGATGACTTGGTTCGTGATCGAGAGCATTCATTAAGCCCTACTCGAATGGAAAACACATACCAAGAGTACCTAAACAAGATGGTTGACCGTAAAAATGATGGTGCAAGGGAATTGATGGTTGGTACCCTTTGGAATGTTTTAGATCCATTGGAGCGCATGAGAAAGCAATATGAGCATGATCCACAATACCGATTCCGTAAGATTCCGGCACTTAATGAAAATGACGAAAGCAATTTCGCATATGAAATAAACGGATTTTCCACGGAATACTATCGGGATATGCGAGATAAGCTTGATAATGCCGAATGGATGGCTAAGTTTATGCAGCAACCATATGTCCGCGAGGGATTGCTTTATACGGATTTGAGACTATTTAACGGAATCCTACCGGACGGAGATTTCCGACGCATCGGAGTTGTGGATGTTGCCTGGGGCGGCGGCGATAGCTTGTCAATGCCGATTGGGGCAGAATATGAAAACGGAGATGTTTATATTTACGATTGGGTATTCAATAAGGGTCCGAAAGAGGTAACAATCCCTCTTGTTGTCGGACGAATTATCGGGAATGAGATTCGGCAGACAAGATTCGAGGGGAATATCGGGGGCGATCTGTATTGTCAATATGTAGACGAAAAGCTGCAGGAACAGGACTATAAATGCTCATGTACAAGTAGAAAAGCCCCAAACAAGGTTGAAAAGTTATCGAAGATCATAGCATATTCCGGTGATGTTAAGAGAAAATTCATATTTCTTGATACGCACAGACCGACGCAGGAACAAATGAAGAAAGATTCAGATCTTGGAGTAACAAGATATTACAGAAATGACGAATATCAAGCGGCTATGGATGAACTCTCTATGTTTGTAAGTATTGGCGGTAATGAACACGACGATGCGGCAGACGGCTTAACTCAGCTTGAAATGTTTATAGAAAACCCAAACAATACCGCAAAGGTAGAAGCGGCAGTAAACCCATTCAGGAGGTATTAGGATATGACAACAGACAAATATCTTTCACAGATAAGCAGAATTGACCATGCGATTGCAAATAAGCTGGAAGAAATCAAAAGGCTATCCGATATGGCAACATCTATATCCATATCCCCGAAAGAGGTGGATGTGCAATCATCCGGCAATCCCGACAAGATGGGGGGCGCGGTATCGAAAATTGTTGATTTACAGAATGAGATCCAGACGCTTGTAGATGAATTGGTTGATAAAAGACGGATTATCATATCGCAAATTGACAGTATGGATAATACAGATGTATATATCGTGCTTTCATCACATTACGTCAATGGGAAAGATTGGAACTTGATTTCCGTTGAGATGAAATATTCCTACAGGAACATTATGAAACTTAGGAAAAGAGCATTGCAGGAGTTTGAAAGACGTTATGGACAGCTTTACTCTGAAAAGAGTGCATAAAAGTACACAATAGTTCACACTCTTTCACAACATTTCCTAAAACTTGCATGGTATACTAAAAGAGTAGAAAAAACAAAATCCTACAACCCCAAAAGCATATAACCCGTAAAAGACACTGTCAGAAATGGCGGTGTTTTTTTATTTACAAGAAAGAGGTTGCTATGAAAAAAGTAACTATATATTGCCCGGATTGTGGAAGAATTGCCGGACATTATGATGGGAGATCTACGATAGATCATCCGTGTAAATGTAAAAAATGCAATCATATTGTGATTTATCGCGTGGCAACAGGCAAGATTGAAACAAAGCCAATACCGAAACGCGCTTGCAGTAGTGGAGTTTTATTTATATGAACAAGCAGTATTTTCATGACCTTGTAAAAGGCAGATATGGAAGAAAAATTGCATATGCTAACATAGAACAGATTACGGCAGACAATATCGTAAATGTTGTCGGAAACTGCATTGGTGCATTTTATTTCAACAAGACGATCATTCGTTATTTGTGGAACTACTACAAGGGCGATCAGCCTGTATTGTACCGAACAAAGGTACAGAATGCGGATATAACAAATAAGATATCTGAAAACCATGCCTATGAGATTGTTCAATTCAAGGTCGGTCAGACTTACGGTGAGCCAATTCAGCTTATCAGTAGGAAAGACGATGACCGTATAAACAATGCGGTTGATGAATTTAACGATTATCTGACAGATGCTAATAAGCAGGAAAAGGACATTAAGGCAGGAGAATGGCAATCAGCAACCGGAACGTCATTTAAGGCGGTACAGATTACAAAAAATGGAGATATACCATTTAGAATTGTGGCACCGACACCAATGAATACTTTTGTTATCTACAGTCGTTCCACAGAAGAACCACTTTTAGCAATTCAAGAGCTTAAGGACGCCGATGGACAGATGTATAAACTCTGCTACACGGACTCTTATGAATGCAAGATTGTAAATGGAGAGGTTCGAGATTGGCAACTGCATGGTTTTGGTGGAATCCCGATTGTTGAGTTCCCGAACAACCATGAGCGCATTTCTGATATTGAGCTTGTGATCGGACTATTAGATGCAATCAATACAATGCAGTCAAACCGAATGGATGGCGTTGAGCAGTTTGTTCAGTTTTGGATAAAGTTTGTAAATTGCGACATTGATCCGGAAACATTTGAAGAAATGAAGATTTCCCATGCGCTGACGGTAAAATCCAATAATGAGCAGAATAAATCAGATGTTGACATTATGACACAAGAATTGAATCAGACAGAGTGCCAAGTTGCAAAGGATGATTTGTGGGATAATGCACAGTCCATTCTTGCTATACCAAATAAGAATAACAATAATTCCGGTGGAGATACACAGGGAGCGGTTGAGCTTAGAAACGGATGGGATTTCTCAAAGTCGAGAGCCAAACTGAAAGACCCAATTGTAAAGTCGGCTGAAAAAAGACTTGCTAAAGTTGTTTTGAATGTGATTCGTATACAGGATCACGATTTGGGATTGAGTTTGCGCGACTTTGATGTTCAGATAAACCATAGCCCACAAGACAATATGTACACCAAGTCACAGACCCTATATCAGCTTTTACAAGCCGGTATTCATCCACTTGTGGCAATTAAATCTGTCGGACTTTGGGGAGATGCGGAAAAGACATTCTTGTTGTCAAAACCATACTTGGATAATTTGTGGAAAACCATTGATGATGTAGAGACACAGGAACAAAAAGCACAGGAATTGATAAATAAAATGAATACAGATGGCACACAGAGCCAGACAAACAAAGATAAGACAGTCACCGAGTAATCGGCGGCTGTTTTTATTTTATAAAAATTCGCAAAGTTGTGAGCGTAAAAATCAACAATGTCGTTCGGTGTCGTTGCACCGTATAAAAATTCGTATGACATATCGGAGGTAATGAATGAAGAGAGAAGATCTGATTGCTATGGGATTAAGCGAGGAAAACGCAGACAAGATCATGGCAGATTATGGAAGTTCCGTACAGAAAGCCAAAGCAAAGGCTGACGAGTACAAGACAAAGGCTGACAAAGCCGAAGAGTTGCAGAAGCAGCTCGATGATATCGAACAGGGAAAGCTCACGGAAGTCGAGCAGGCAAATAAGAACCTCGAAAAAGCCAATGCGAGAATCGCGGAACTTGAAAAAGCGCAGGTAATAGCCACGCAGAGAGCCGATGCCGCATCTAAATTTAATGTTACTGCAGAACAGGCAGCGCAGATTGTAAAAGACGATGGCAGTTTTGATTATGACGTTCTTGGAAAGATTATCTCTGAAAAAGAGACCGCCGCAGCACAAGCCAAGGAGCAGGAGATTGCAAAAGGCAGTACGAATCCGGGAGGTGGCACGGCTGGCGGCGATAAAGCCGGTACAGATAATAAGACAAATGCTGAAAAGATAGCAGAAAGCCTTATATCTAACGCACCTAAGAACAATGACGTTTTATCACATTACATTCAGCAATAACAGGAGGTAAGAAATGGCAAAGGAAATGAATATGCAGTATGAAAAGACTTTATACGCAGGAGATGTTCAGATTTTAAAGAGAGAGCCTAATGAAGCAATCCCATTAACACTTGATTTTGATGGCGTGACAACTAAAAACGCACAGGGCAAGAAGATTGTCAAAGCAGGTACTCCAATCGGAGCAAATGGCAAGGCTGACAATACGGCTACGGTAGTGGGTATTTTGAGATTTGATGTAACAGAGGACAGGCCACAAGGAGTGCTGCTTAAGAAAGCATATCTTAACACGAAAGTAGCAGAAGCGCATTCCGGCGTTACATATGACGCAGAAGTTAAGACAGCTCTTCCAATGATTGTATTTGAATAATAACAGGAGGTAAATAGATGTTAATTAATGAAGTATTAGACAGTAAGTCTATCGCATTATCGGCAACAGAAAACGCTAGTAATCAGATACCTTATCTTGGTTTACAGTGGTTTCCAGAAAGAAAGAAGCAGGGACTTGATTTAAGTTGGATTAAGACACACAAGGGTTTGCCGGTTTCACTTGCGCCATCTAATTTTGACACAATCCCAACTCTTAGAGCTAGAGGCGGATTAAGTAAGGAAAAAACACAGATGGCATTTTTCCGCGAGGGAATGACAGTTGGTGAAGAGGAAATGCTTGAAATCGAGCGTATTCAATCAGAAGACGACCCTTACCTTGCAAGTGCTTTATCAAGTGTATATGACGACACTAACAACCTCGTAAGCGGCGCAGAAGTTGTACCGGAGCGCATGAGAATGTCACTTCTTTCTACAAATGCAGGTCATCCGGTAATTGCTATTGTAAGTGATGGCGTTCAGTACGCTTATGATTACGATAAGGATGGCTCATACGCAAAAGACCATTACGCAAAGTTATCCGGCACAAGCATGTGGAGCGATACAGCTAATTCAAAGCCACTTACAGACCTTAACAATGCAAGAAAGAAGTTACAGAAGCAGGGTAAGATTGCTAGATACGCACTTATGAACAGCAATACATTCCAATATCTGCTTGACAATGCACAAATAAGAAACTCAATTCTTGCACAGAACCTTACAGCAACTATTGAGGTTGACGATGATACTGTTATTTCGGTGGTACAGAAGAGGGCGAAGCTCACTATCGTACTTTACGATAAGATGTACATTGATGATGATGGCAAAGAGCAGTACTTCTACCCGGATAACAAGGTTACACTTCTTCCAGAAGGCAGCCTTGGAAGCACTTGGTTTGGCACTACACCGGAAGAAAGAACTGCAAGACAGGTAGCTGATGTTGATGTAACAACATATGGTGTAGGTATTACAGTCGCTACAAAGACAGAGTATGGACCACCTATGAAGATGTCAACATTTGCATCTGAGGTTGTACTTCCATCATACGAGAATATGGATAGCACATTCGTATATGAGGTTCATAGCGAAGAGTAGGGGGTGCAACTATGAAATATCCATATATAGTGATTCATAATGGTAAATGGTACAACGCAGGAGAAGAGGTGCCGGAGAGTAATTCTCCGGTATCTTCCGTTGGATATACAAAGACCGAAATCAACAGAATGAGTACCGCAGACTTGCAGAAACTTGCCGCAGAGCAGGGAATTGAAAACGCACAAGCAACAAGCGGTGCGGAACTGAAAGAAATTCTGATTGCAAAATTTAATCTGTAGGAGATCGCTTATGTCATACACACTTGTCGAACAAGTAAAAATTCGTTTAAAACAATTTCATATAGAAGAGGTAGAGGATGAAGCGACCGGGGAAAAGTCCGATAAAGTTGTGTTTGATGAAAAAGAATGTAACCCTTTGATTGAACAGCTTTTAGAGCAGGCAAGAAAAGAGATTATCAGCAGGCGGAACTATCCGGACACATACACGCAAGACCAGATTGATAGTGATGTTAAGAACTATGAAAACATTATGGTCAATTTGGCAGTGTATGACCGGTCGCAGGCAGGAGAAGCATACATGGCAAGTTTCTCCGAAAACGGTGTGAGTCGGACATGGAAAGACCGTGAAAGCCTTTTTGTTGGAGTGTTTCCGTTTGTAAAAGCAATGTAATTAAAGAAGATTGAGCGTGACCATTATGGTTGCAGGCGGCGCACATTAAGCGGTGGTGGGCAGTGCGTCAAAAGGAGATTCAAATGAAAAGTATTTTGATTCAAACTTATCTCGTGGCACTGCCAATAGTGCTTGGATATATAGTTTGGCTTCTTAAACAGCAAAAGAAAAGCAGGGATGCGAACAGCAAAGGAACAATGCTCCTTTTGCGCGTCCAGCTTATTGAATACCATGCAAAGTACACTAGAATCGGAGAAATACCGTCATATGCTTATCAGAACTTCTGTGAGATGTATGATGCGTACCATGCGTTAGGTGGAAATGGCATGGTTACGAAAATGAAACATGAGATTGAAGAGATTCATATAGGGAAAGGAGATAAAAGCCATGAGGAATTGGAAGGATTGGACTAAGAAAGCCGGAATCCGAGCAATCAAGACTGTTGCACAAGCGGCGATTGCCGGAATTGGAACGGCGGCATTTATGGGCGCGGTGGATTGGAAATATGTTCTTTCTGCATCAGTCCTTGCCGGAGTGTTATCGCTTCTGACAAGTGTTGCCGGAATCCCAGAGGAAAACACCAATGCTTGACATTAACAAGCAGGAAATGAAGTATTCTCAATCCGGTCAGAGGGTATTCATCCCACAAACTGACGAAAATGGAGATATTGTCTATGAAGGGTACAAGGATTCCGATGGAAACTTTGTACCTTATTTAGATTCCGAAGGCAACAAGATTCCAAAAGGCGAGGAAGTTGAAGGGTTTTCAGAACCTACGACATTCCAAGCCAATATCAGCAATAAGCTGTCGGAAGCCCTTGTGAAAGAATTTGGAATTGATGATAGTACATCATACTGTCAGCTTGTCACGGATAAAGGATATTTGCCACTGAAAGCCGGTGATGTGGTGTGGAAACGTTCGGAAGTCAAGCGCACTGATGATGGATTAGTGGATTCAGAAACCGCAGATTACATCGTAAAAGGCGTTGCTGATGAAGGACTGACAACGGATTTGTTTCTTCTTCGGAAGAATATTAAGTAGGTGATTGCATGAAAAAGAAACCTATTTCAATGACACTATCCACTAAGTCCATACAAGACGCTATAAAGAAATTAGAACAGTACCGCGATAGTTTACAGGCTAAGTGCGATTTGCTTGTTTCTAGGCTTGCACAGGAAGGTCAGACGGTGGCAATAAAACAAATATCGAAATCTCCAATAGGAAACACGATAACGGTAAGGGTAGATAAAGCACCACAGTTAATGACCTCGAACGCGATTCTGATTGCAACCGGAAAAACGGTAATGTCAGAAGATAGGGAACCGTTCTATACTTTGTTGGCGGTAGAGTTTGGAGCCGGTATTTTTTATAACTCCAAAGAAAACCCAAAAGCACCGGAACTTGGATTCGGTGTCGGCACATATCCGGGGCAAATACACGCTTTTGAAGATGGTTGGTACTATTGGGACGATAAGACCGAAACATGGCGTTATACCCACGGTATCAAAGCCACAATGCCTATGTACAATGCGGAACAACGGATTATTCAACAGTATGCAAAGATTGCAAGGGAGGTATTCGGTGGAAAATGAGTTAAACAGTTGGGCGCTTGATTTTGAAGATACCTTATGTTCCCTTTTGAAATCATACATGGAAAGCAAGGTAAGAGGAATTAAGGTGACGCAAGATGAAGAATCGGGCGGTACCGCAACATTTCCGACGCTTTTAGTCAGACAAATCGGTGGTACAGAAGCCGGACGAACGAATGAAGCAAAGACAATCAACGCAATTCGCCCAACATTTCAGATCACAATTACAAACAAAGGTTCAAGAAAAGCAACTAAGGACATCGCAGCATATGCGGTGTCTTTTTTTAAACAGCAAATGTTTGAGGTATCAAATGTAATTCAAACAATTTCCAAGCAAGTGCGAACGGTTACATTCCGCGCAACTCGCGTAATTGGAAACATTGAGCATTTAGATCAGCTATAAGCAGAAAGGAAGTAGAAAATATGGCATCAACAAGTTATAAAACGCGTGTCATTGTAAAAGAGCACACGGAAAAACAGGCCGATTTTGCAGGAACATACAATCTTTTGGTTGCGGCTAAGTCAGTTCCAAGCCCTGCATCACCGCCAAACACAGTTGAGTCAACCACGATGGAAGATGACCAGCAGACCTTTGAAAAAGGAATTAAGACTTCTGATTCAAGAGAAATCACAGGAAACCTTGAAAAAGAATATCTTTCAAAGGTGGATGGATATGGAGATAAAAAACTTGATATTATCCATCTGTATGGAACGGACGGTATTGGCGGCGTAGCGAAGTACGCATATGTAGGAACCGCAACTGCCACACCTAACGATGTAGGTGGAAACGATGAAATCCTTGAAATGACGGTAACAGTTATTCCAAGTACAGCATCAGAGCTTGTTACAGATAAGCTGACTGTCGTTGATAATAACGATGGCACATTCACTGTAACAGTGGTGGGGTAAAAAGCCTATCGGACGAGCAATCGACCGCACCGGTAGGCGAGGATGAACGGTCGATCGCAGAACTTGAAGCAATAAGATAAGCAACAATGGGGCGGTGGCAACACTGCCCCTTGCCAATATAGGGCAGAAAGGCAAGGTAAAGCATGAAAGTTAAATTAGGTGGAAAAGAATATACAATTCAGTTTGCAACAAGACCATCGTTAAAAGCACATATCTTACAGGATATTATGAAAACACAGGACATGGAAGATATTTCTTCTATGGAAGATATTCTTCTTGAAACACTTCCTAAGACGCTTCTTGTAGGATTGCAGATGCATCACAATGAAGAATTTGGATATGATTACAAAACAAACAAAGGCTACGATGAGCAGCTTGAGAAGGTGTCTAACATTCTCTATGACGCGATTGACACAAACGAGATTAACTGCATGGATTTATTTGCTGATATGCAGAAGGAAATGATGACAAACGGTTTTTTAGCGCAGATGATGGAGTCGATAGAGAAAGCGCAGGAGCAGGAGCAGGAGAAGAAAAAGACCCCATCCAAAGCGAAAGCCAAGAATTAACATGGGAATATTACGTTGCGGAAATCCGTCCGTTTTACCTCATGGTAACGAAAGGCTACGGATTTTCCGTTGATGATATAGATATGATGAATCCAGAGTTACTTAAGCCTTATGTGGATGCATATAAGACAGAATGGAAGCAACTCGATATGGAAATGTATATGTGGTTCGGCAGATATGCAACGTCAGCATTTGTGACCGCAATAGACGCGACATTCGGCAAGGGTAATAGTAAGTACGTGAAAGAAACTTGCTATGATTCTATTGAAAAGCATAATACGGACGATCCCGATGCAGAGATACGAGAAATGCTTAAGGCAGAAGAAGCATGGGCGGCTGAATCAAGGAAATCACATTTACCAAAACCAAAGATAGTTTGAGAAAAGAGGTATTTCTATGGCAGTAATTATCGGAAGTGCTAGGCATGATGAACACGGAAACTGCTATTCTGGTGGAAAAGCCGGAGACCAGACCGGACAGGAAGTGTCTACGCAGAAGTTTTACAACCATTCTAAGGGATGGTACGTGCTAAGGGCGAAGGACGATAGGGTTGCGGAGAAGTTAGCCGAAGCTATGCAGATTGCATCTGACAACAAAAATATCGGCTATGACCAATCGGAACGCTACGGAGTCATTAAACATGGCATTAACACAAAGGTCAAGACGGAATGCGATTGTTCTTCTCTTGTGCGTGCCTGTATTATCTATGCATCCGGCAAGGATGTGGGGGATTTTAATACATCTAATGAACGACCGGTAATTTTGAAATCCGGTTTGTTTGATGATATGGGTTCTTATCATGCCGGGTTTATTCTTCGCAACGGAGATATTCTTGTGACACGCATAAAAGGTCACACAGTTATTGTTGTAAAAGGCGCAAGAAAATGCAAAACCAAGTATTATCCGAAGTATACCGGAAATTCCGGTTCAATCGTTGAAGCATTAAAAGCGGTTGGGGAAGATGATGTGTCGAAAGAACATCGTGCGGAAATCGCAAAAAAGAACGGATTTTCCAATTTTAAGTTTACATCAGAGGAAAATTCAAAGATGATTTCTCTTCTGAAAAAGGGAAAACTGAAAAAGTAATTCAAGGGCGGTAGGGGTCAAATCCTACCGCCTTTTTCTAAAACTACATAAAGGAGGTGGAACTGTTGGAATTAGAAACCTTAGAGGTCAAGATTCAAGCGCAGGCAAGACAGGCTAATGGTCAGATCGACGCACTGATAACAAGGTTAGGAAAACTATCTTCATCCTTGCAAAGCATAGATTCTAGCGGAATTAACCGGTTATCAACCGGAGTAAACCGATTGTCAAACTCAATGAGTGCCATGCGCAGTGTTGATTCAAGGTCATTCTCGACTCTTGCAAGAAACATCAAAACGCTTAGCAACATTGACACAGGAAAGATAAATGCAGCAGCCGGAGCAATGCGACAGATTTCAAAGTCGGTAAGCTCGTTTTCCGGTATGTCAAAATCGGTGCAAGGGTTATCGGAATTAGCCGGAGGAATCAAGCAACTTGGTTATACAAGCTCAACAAAGGCTATCGAGAATATACCAAAACTTGCGGTTGCAATGCGTCAGCTTATGGCAGAATTGTCAAAAGCCCCTAGCGTAAGCCGGAATATTATTGACATGACAAATGCATTGGCAAAATTATCACGTACCGGTGGAGCGGCAGGAACAGCGGCAAAGAGTATAACAAGCTCATTTAGCGGATTTAGTTCAAGTGCATCCGTGGTAACAAAGAAGTCGTTCTCCCTTGCATCAGCAATCGGAAAAGTGTATGCAACGTACTGGGCTTTATTTCGCGGATTTAGGCTACTTGGAGATGCCATTGACATATCATCCTCACTAACCGAGGTTGAGAACGTTGTAAGGCAGACATTCGGGCAGTATGAAAACCTAATTAACAATTTCGCAAAAACATCAATTGAAAAATTTGGTATGTCCGAACTGTCCGCGAAACAGTTTGCAAGCCGTTTCCAAGCCATGGGAACTGCCCTTGATATTCCACAGGGGAAAATGGCAAATATGTCTATCCGGTTGACAGAATTAGCCGGAGATATGGCTTCATTCTATGATGTGAGTCAAGAAGATATTGCCAAGAGTCTGCAATCTGTATTTTCCGGTACTACGGCACCTATGCGGCGTTATGGTATCGACTTGACACAGGCAACATTAAAGGAATGGGCGTTAAAGCAAGGGCTTGATGCGAACATTTCTTCAATGACGCAGGCTGAAAAAGCCATGTTGCGTTATCAGTATGTGCTTGCGCATACAACCAATATCACCGGAGATTTCGCACGTACAGCCGATACATGGCATAACCAGATAACCATGCTTAAAGAGAACTTCAAAGCACTTGGAGCGGTTGTTGGTGGTGGTTTAATCAATGCATTCAAGCCATTTATCAAGGTACTTAATTCAGTTCTGCAAAAGGTTATTTCCTTCGCAGAGATGGTAACAAATGCTTTAGGTTCTATCTTCGGATGGAAGTATGAAGCAAGCAAAGGGGCAGGAATCAGCGGTCTTGCTGATGATATTGGAAGCGCATCTGACGGCATGGACGATTTAAGCAATGCCGCAGGAAACGCAGGGAAAAACACGGGTGGTATCGCAAAAAATGCCAAGAAAGCAAAAAAGGAAATCCAACAGGCAACTCGTGCATTTGATGAATTAAAGGTTATTTCAAAACAAAGTAAAGATAATACTTCCGGTTCCGGGAATAAAGGTTCTGGTTCTGGATCTGGTTCAGGTGCTGGTGGCGGCACCGGTGCTGATGGTGGATTAGTTCAGACGGACACCATCTTTAAGAAATTCAAAAGCAAAATCAAAGACCTTGAACAGTTGGGAGAGTCTATTTCCGGTGCGTTAATTAACGCAATGAAAAAAATTAAATGGGAAAAAGTGTATGCAAAAGCTGAAGGTTTTGGAAGGGGATTAGCCAAATTCCTTAACGGACTATTTAAAGGGCAAAAAGGAACAACGCTTTTCGGAGAAACCGGAAAACTGATCGCAAATTCATTAAACACGGTGCTTCATGGATTGGATTCGTTTGGAACGACATTTAATTGGAAGCAATTTGGAAATTCAATCGCAGACGGAATAAACAAGTTTTTCCAAAACTTTGACTTTGCATTATTGGCTAAAACGCTTAATTCGTGGGCGCAGGGCGCGTTTGATACAGTTACGACAGCATTAAGTAAAATTTCATGGAAGGATGTATGGAACGGAGCAAAGGAGTTTTTAAGCAACCTAGATGTAAAAACAGTTGGAATCATAATCGGTGCGCTGACAATCAAAAAAATTCTTGGATTACATCTTGCAAAAACCGCACTTGATATAATCGGAACTTCCATTTCAAAAGAAATAGCTGGTTCACTTGCATCAAGGCTTGGCGTTGAAATTGCGGCAAATGAGGGAATCTCGGCAGTATTGTCTACCGCTTTGTCAAAAAAAATAGGTGGGGCGTTTGCTACACTTGGAACAACTGTTTCAGCTGGTGTCAAAGCTTTATTCGGTAGCGGTGCGGCAGAGAGCGCACTTTCTTTTATCAGCCCGGTAGCAAAAGCTATAACCGGGATTGGCTCTGTTGCGATTGGCGCATTTACTGCAATATCAAACTTTGTGACCATGTTAAAGAACGGATTCAGTTGGCTTAATGAAGCACTTATGCTTGTCGGAGTTACGATTACGGCAGTCGGAGCGGTTATTTTAGGGGTAGCGGCAGCACCTGCAGCGATTACCGCAGGAATAGTAGCCGGTGTTGCAACGGCGGCTGTAGTAGTCAAGGATCATTGGAAAGAAATAAAAGGAATTTTCTCAAAAGCAGGAGATTGGTTTAATACTAATGTGATTAAGCCAATAAGCGGTTTTTTTAAGGGATTATGGGAATCTGTTTCCGGTTTTTTCTCTTCTTTATGGAAAGATATATCCGGTGTATGGAAAACAGTTTCTGGATGGTTCAATACTAATGTTATAACTCCTATTGTTTCATTTTTCCAAGGATTTTCGAAAAGAGTTGGTCAAATCTTTGAAGGATTGTGGATCATTGTCAAGGCTGTATGGATTGTTGTTTCTGATTGGTTTAAATCAAAGGTAATAGAGCCAATAAAGAAGAATTTTGAATTATTGAAATCGGCAGTATCAACTGCATTCAAGGTTCTATGGACAACTGTAAAATCGGTATGGGCGGTGGTTTCCGGTTGGTTTAAGGAGCATGTTACAACACCTATCAAGAATGCTTTTAGCTCAGCAAAAGAATCTATTCAGAAAGATTTTAGCGCGGCAAAGACAGCGGTAACCGGGGCGTGGAATAGTGTTTCTAGTTGGTTTAAAGAACATGTAACCACCCCGATAAAAAATGCTTTCTCGAAGATGAAAGAAAGTGTAGCTGAAATATTCAGCAAATTATGGAATAGCGTGAAAAGTGGTGTTGCCGGGGCAATGAACACCGTAATTTCAAGAATTGAAACAGCAATAAATTCATTGATCGGTGGAGTGAATACCGTTTTGAGAGGGTTCAACAGTGTTGTTTCTGCGGCGGCTAAAGTAGCAAAGGTAAAGTGGAGCGGAGTCGATCTTGTGCCGAAAGTGAGCCTACCTAAAGTAAAGGCTTATGCAACGGGCGGTTTTATGGATAAATATAGCATAGCAACAGTTGGAGAAAATGGACTTCCGGAAATTATGGGAACAGTCGGAGGTAAGCCAGCGGTCGCAGGAAGCCAAGAAATTACCGGAATCAAAGATGCTATCAATTCAACATCTGCGCAAGAGGTTTCCTTACTGCGACAACAAAATCAGTTATTACAAGCTATTTTACAGAAAAATTTCGGAATTACTACAAACGACATAGGAAAAGCTGCAAGGGATTATGGTAGAGAACATTACAATCGAACCGGAGACAATGTATATGTTTTTTAGTGACTTCTATAATAGAACGTGATATAATTCTAAATAAATCATATCACAAGAAAGGAGTCATTATGAGAAACACAAAAAAATTATTAGTAGCGATGGGATTGGCATTTGCCGTTTTGATTTCGGCTATGCCAATCCAAAATGCAGATGGGGAACAGATTGTTGCACAGGCGGCAACTATCAAATTAAGCAGAAAGACTCTTAATTTAAAAATTGGAGAATCCGCAACATTAAAGATAAGCGGAATGAGGAAAACTGCTAAATGGAGTAGTGGCAATAAATATGTTGCTTCTGTAAACAAGTCTGGAAAAGTTCTGGCGGTTGGAGAAGGAACAACGTACGTAAAAGCAAAAATTGCAAAGAAAACGCTTTCTTGCAAAGTTACCGTCACTTCTTCCTTTAATGCGAACAAGGTAAAGAAAAACATCTCAATTGAATACCAAGATAGTGGTCATGGAGTTGTTGCTATCTTGAAAAACAACAACAAGGTAAATGTTGATCTGGACGCAAAACTTGTATACTACAAAAACGGTAAAATGCTGGATAGCAAAAGCGATTGTAACAGAGCTTTTGAATCCGGTAAGGAATGTGTTCTTTATTTTGACGCACCGAGCGATTCTGATTATAACGATGTTTCTTATGATAACTATAAAATGTCGTTGAGTGTTGATGAAGCAACAAATGCTGTTTGTGATGTTCGCAATATAATGGTTCAATCGGACATTGGAGCAGATAATGTTACGGTTGAAGCTACAAACGATTCCGGAAAAGATTTTTCATTTGTGAAAATTTCTTGCGTAATGTATGATGCATCTGGCAACTTGATCAAATATGATTATCATTATGCAGAATGTGAAAAGAATGGAGATACAGATTATTTTTCATTTAGTTTTCCGTACGATTCAAATTACGATACGATCTATCCGAGCAGTTATAAGATATATGTTGATGAAGCATATACATATACTTGGTTACAATAAAAATTGAAAGATAAATGATACTTAAGCCGTGGAAACACGGCTTATTTTAATTCCAAAATCGGATTGACACAAAATCAAAAATAGTCTATCCTTATTACTAAGGAAACAACCTTATCCGTGAAGATGCGGATTACTTACTCGAACGCCATACTGTACGAAAGAGGAAACCAATGTGATTTCACAAGTGGCTTCCTCTTTTTTATTCAGATAAAAATGTATGGAGGTAGACACGAATGAAAAAATCACAACTTATGCTTAAGATTCAAAATGGCATTGAGGTATTTGAGAATCCAATATTCGGACAGATCAGAATGGCCATGGTCGATGATGAACCGATGTTTTGCCTTATTGATGTTTGCAGGGCATTGGAAATGAGTAACCCTACAATGGTCGCGCAGAGGTTAGATGAAGATGAACGCACTAAGTTAGACTTAGGGCGTGCAGGAGAAACAAATTTCATTACAGAGAGCGGCTTATATGCGGTTATCGTTCGTAGCGATAAACCGAACGCAAAGAAGTTTCGCAAGTGGGTAACATCAGATGTTCTTCCCACAATACGTAAAACAGGTGGGTATGTCAATAATGATGAATTATTTATTTCCACTTACCTGCCGTATGCAGATGAAAACACTAAGCTGATATTTTCACAGACATTAAAAACTGTTAGAGAGCAGAATGAGACCATTAAAAGGCAGAAGAAAGAAATCATCCATAAGGAAGATGTTATTATCGGACTTGTTGATGATATTGACTTGGCAACCAAGAGACAACGGATAACGCAGATTGTCCGTTTCGGTGCGGATGGAAAGTATCAAGAACGCTATTCGTTGCTTTATGGAGAATTTGAAAGGAAATATCACTGCAACCTTAAATCAAGAATGGAAGGGTGTACACTCAAACCGAAAGTAAGAAACAAGATGGATTATATCGACAGGGAAATGGGAATGATTCCGCAGTTGTACGAAATCGCTTGCAAACTTTTTGAAAACGATGTAGAAAAGCTGAAATCTGAATGGGAATCAGTAGTAGCTTAAAATTTAATCAAATGGATAGCATCTACCAAAACGGTAGGTGCTATTTTTATACCCATTTTTAGGAGGTAAACGATGGGATATGGCGGATATTTAGTAAAGTTTGGTAATTATACCATACCGAACAGTTTAATAAAGCAGGACACGTTTAGTTCCTATGTGAACATGCAGGACAAAGACCCATGGACGGATGAAAACGGATATGAGCATCGTGATGCCGTGGAATTGAAAGCCTTAAAGGTTGAGTTTGAAACCAAAGCCATGCTGACCGAAAAGCAGTTTGATGATTTTTGGAAGAATATCGAAAAGAACTATACTAAGGCAAAGGAGCGCGGTGGATATATCACGGCATACGTGCCGGAGAAACGCGGATATGTGACACAGTACGGATATATCGCTGATATTCAGCCAACGTTCTATTCTGTGGCACATGGGAAGATTAAGTATGACGCAATCAAATTTTCATTTATAGGCGGTGTATATGATAAATAGCAGTTTGAAAGAAAAGTATTGGGATTCCGCGACAGATAAACAGATGGTCATATCTGTTGTTGGAACGAATCAGAAAATAGACAATTCGATGCTTGAAATCGGTACGTTTGCGCTCGAAGAAAGTCTTTGTTCGGAATCTGAATTAAAGTTTGGAGCGTGCGAAGCGAATTGTGTAAAATTCACAGCACGAAACACCGCAGGAAACATTATTGGAAAGACAATCTCTATCGAAGAAACGATTGACGGAGATAGCCAAAATCCGATGCCATACGGAGTTTTTAAGGTTGCATCCGATGTTCCTACGGCTGACCGCACAAAACGGCAGATTACGGCATATGACGCAATGTATGACATTGTCAATACGGATGTAAAGTCTTGGTATGCAGGACTTAGCTTTCCAATGACATTAAAGCAGTTCCGCGATAGCTTCTTTGCGCATCTTGGAATTGCGCAAGTTGAAACAAGCCTTGTCAATGATTCCATGACGGTCAATAAGACGATTGTAGCCACACAGACGGACGATTCAAGCGCGGTTACAGAAGAGTCCGCTATCAGTGGAAAAACGGTTGTAACGGCAATCTGTGAGATTAACGGATGCTTTGGAAATATCAACCGAGAGGGCAAGTTTGAGTATGTCTTTCTGAAAGCAATCACAAGCGCACTTTATCCGGCAGAAGATTTGTTCCCGGCAGACAACGTATTTCCGTCTGATGCAAACACAGAGTCCATGACCGGACACTACATCGCGTTTGATTATGAGGACTTTCAAAGCAAGGAAATTACACAGCTAGAAATCAAGACAAGTGAAGATAATGCCGGTGCTATTGTTGGAACCGCCGGAAACAACTATTCTATTACAGGAAACTTCCTTGTATCAGACAAGACCGGAGCGGAGCTGGAACAGATTGCAAATAACCTATTGCCTATTATGGCACAGGCGGCATACACACCGATTAAAAGTTGCACCTGTGTCGGAAATCCATGTCTGACACTTGGAGAACCAATCCGATTCAATACCACGAGAGAGATTGTTGAAACGTATCTATTGCAACGTACTTTAACCGGAGTACAAAGCAAGAGAGATTCAATATCGGCACAGGGAACGCAGACGCACTCTGCAAAGGTCAATTCGATTCGTGATACGCTTGAAAGCGTGCAGAGACGGACAAGCAAGTTGGAGAGAAATGCCGATCATCTTCAATCTACTTATGAGGATTTAGAAAAACAGACAAGCTCTAAATTTGAGCAGACCGCAAAAAGCATTTCTGCAGAAGTCAATCGTGCACAAAAAGCGGAAGGGCAATTAGACGCATCATTGGAATTGAAACTTGGAAGAGATGAAAACGACCAAGTCGTTTCGATGATTAATGCAAGTGCCGACCAGATTACGCTTAGCGGAAACAGACTCATAGTCAACAGCAATAACTTCCAGCTTGACGGGAATGGACGAGTGTCAATTATTGATTCGTTGAATTTTATTGCAACGTCACAAGGAGATGACCTTGTAATTATTGGACTCGATGCAAGAGGAAGGCCAATGCTGCAGAACATACGCATTGACCTAGAGTCTGTGACAGATCAAGATGGTGTAGCCATAGGGGATCATGCTAGCACTGCAGATCATGCGACAACCGCAGACTCTGCAACAACTGCAGAAAGTGCGACACAGTGCATAAAAGCATCGACTGCATATTATCTACATGGCATTACAGTTAATGATTATGTGCAAATTTCCGGCAAGGGAAATCTTATTCCAAGTTCTAGTTCTGTGTATTGCGGAACTACAGAAAATCCGTTTGCCGGTGGGTATTCTTCCGGTGGTTGGAAAACAACGTCTGACCGCAGGAAGAAAAAAGATTTCCGAAAGCTGTTAGAGGATGATCGGTTTGAGAGATTTTTCGAGTTGTTACAACCGATGGAATATCGGCTCATAGAAAATGACGAAAAAATGCACATGGGATTTGTTGCACAGGATGTCGAACAGGCAATGACGGATTGTGACATATCTGAAAATGAGTTTTACGGACTGGAACATGCGGTATTCTCCGAAAAAGATTTTGAATCTAATGAGGAATGGAAAAAATTTTTAGAGCAAAATGGTGGCGCAAATGATATGTATACGCTGTGTTATCAAGAGTTTATTGCTTTGAATACTGCCATGATACAGAAACTGCAGAACAGATGTAGAGATTTTGAACGCAGGCTATCCGCGTTAGAAAGGAAGTGAGCAGATGGCATATCAGAAAATCTATAGCCGCGAATATTGGGAGAATTTTCCAAGTGAAAAGACAGCAATTAATCAAAGTAGGCTGAACAACATAGAGGGCGGCATTGATGCAATCGACGATCGTGTGTGCGCACTCGACACCACGAAAGTTGACTTGACCAAAGCTAACGAACTTGTAAAGGAAATCCTTTGGGATGAATCCAACGGAACGTTGACGGTCGTTAAGATGAACGGTTCCAAGGCGGTCATTGATACCAAATTGGAAAAGTTGGCGGTCAACTTCAAGTACAATCCGCAAACACAACAGTTGGTAATCACGTTGGATGATGGCACAGTACAGAATGTGGATTTATCCGCGCTAATCACGCAGTACGAGTTCTTGGATTCTGATACAATCGCATTTGCAATCGGAAGTGACGGTAAGGTGTCCGCAATCGTGAAAGAGGGAAGTATCCAAGAAAAGCATCTGCGCCCGGATTATCTTGCAGATATTAAAGTGGAATCTGCAAAGGCTGTAAATTCTGCAACTAATGCAAAAGCATCCGAAACCAAGGCGGCAAAATCTGCCACAGATGCCAAGGACAGCGCGGACAGGGTGCAGGGAATCGAAAACGAAATTAACAAGAAACTCACGATGGCAGAGTTTAGCTTAAATGATGATGGAGAACTGATTTACACAGACAATTCTGCTTATAACTTTGCTGTTGACAATGACGGAAATTTGAATTGGGAGGTGGCTTAGAATGGCTATAGCAGGAAGAGTGGCAATTGTGCCAAAGGGCGATTGGAGCGCAGATGCTACATATAAGAGATTGGATGCAGTGACTTATAACAATACGCTTTATTTCGCGAAAAAAGAAGTTCCGGTAGGAACGGCAACAAGCAATACGGAATATTGGTCTAAGTCTATCGTGGGCGGTGCTAGTGCGATTGCAACAACAGAGGATGCCGGAGTTGTAAAGCCGGACGGAAAAAGCATGAGCGTAGATGAAAGTGGAACGCTTAGTATTAACTTGGATGGCACCACAATTACATTGGACGAAGCGAAAAACGTCATAAAGTTGGCAGATACCTTAAAGGATAAAATCGGAAGCGCACTGCAACCTGAAAGCATCGTCAACAACCAGACAACTACAGAAGAAGGCTTCGTCTTAGACGCAAGACAGGCCAATCCTAACGTGGATGGAACATTGGCTAAATTGCTAAGTGATGTGAATGGAAATTTAAACACTGCATTTTATGCTCTTAAAGAGACAAAAGATGCAAACGATGCTGAACCTGGAATCTCACGTATGCCACCGAACAGCAATTATGATACTTCGACACATAATCCATTCCCAAATTTCCACACTATATTTTTAACAATTCCATTTGTTGAACTAAGTAGTAAGTATTCAATTCAATTAGGAATGTCTATTGCTGCTCAATATCATGGAAAGTTAGCGGTTCGTACCAAAGATAGCGATAACTGGAGCGAATGGACAATATTAAGCGATTTATCTGACAGTTTCAATAGCTTTGCACCACGAGCCGGACTTGTATATGATGGCACAATAAATACTGCAACAATTGTGTTCTACAAATATTCAGATGAGAATTGGGCTGGAATTGGAGTCAAAAGCGATGGAACAACTGTTCTTAGAGTTGGGGTAAGCAACGAATCCAAAATAGAGTATGCGTTCGGTCTTGACGGATACATTTATGCAAATACTCGAAGAATATAACACATAAAGAAAGGAAGATATTATGGATAAGATTATTTTAGCTAACAAAACTGAATTTGAGATTGCTGATGGAGCGAGTCTTGGAAACATCCAGATCCAGTCCCAAAATTTTGACGGGATTAAAACGATCACGGACGCTTTTGCAGAGAACAACCTTGCGGAAGTAACATTTACGCATAATGGCGAAACATCCGGCAAATACACCGATCTGAAATCCGATGGGTTTACATATATGCCGAACGTGGGAGAAGATGGCGCAGAAGATGGTACATATACCGTAACGGTAAGACTTAGAACAAAGACGGAAATGGAAAGAGCAATTGATGAACTTAAAGCAGGGCATGAATCAAACGCAGAAGCAATCGAAGAACTGGCAAGCATTGCCGCAGGAAGTGAGGTGTAAGATATGGTTAAATTCTATGTGAGACGTATTCTTGTAGAAAAGAAGATGACGATTGATGAAGTGCCGATGCGTTGGCGTGCAAAAGTGCAAGAAGAGATTGAGAAACAGCTTTCCGCTTCTCTGCAATGACATTTCCTGTCGAAACTTGCGACCGAAAAATGTTGAAATCATGCATATTACAGTGATACTATGGACTTGTCCGAAAGGACACTTCAAGTTCTGGCATGGGTGGGGTTTGGCATGGCTCCGCCCATAATTGGGGATTGACTATGCCGAACACACGTTCTATAATGGGGTATAAGGATTGGGGGTTTTGTTATGGACTTTAAAAAGATGATAATTGAATTACTTGATAAAATCGATGATTCAAGGATTTTACGTTGTATTTATATTTTTATTTCTGACATTGTAAAGGAGATTGAGAAATGAAAAATTCAAAGCTTGAAATTCGTTCAGTTGATGAAAAAAGCATTTATTGCGAAGTTTTGATTGACGGTCATGTCGTGCATGGAGTGCGCAGTATACGATTTGAAAAGAAAGCGCAATCCATGCCTGTTGTTCACCTTGATTTTAATTGCATCAATATGTCAATAGACTCTCCGTTTGTTACAAGATTAGAAGGAAATGACGGAGATAGCGAGATTGAGATTAAATTTAAGAATCAAGACCACGCCATATAGGGCACATGATTGGGGGTGTTGAAGTTGGGAGAAGAGTACTACAAAAATGAAATTATTAAACTCATTGAAAAATGCGACAATACTAGATGGCTTCGAGCCATATACGTATTTGTAAAAGAACTGTTAAAATAAGAAGAAAGCCAAGGGTTTGCGCATTGCCCTTGGCTTATTTTTATTTCTTCTTTGAAATCATATCAACAAATTCTTCTAGTTTATCCCAGCCATCTTTATCTAGCTGCGCTAGCGCAGAAATCAATTTCTTTTTAAAATTTCCGTCTTCTGATTTCATAACATCTGCAAGCATTTTTGAAATTTGCTCATCTTTTGTTTCCGGCATAAACATTTCTCCGTTTCCGGTGCGAAGCCAATCTTCATTAACGTTGCATTTCTCACATACAAGTTTAATAAATGCATCTGATGGATTTCTTCTTCCGGATTCATAGCTAGAAATGTTTTCTTTTGATATTTCCAAGTAATTTGCAAATGTTTCCTGAGTTTTCCCATTAGGATTGCTTTTTCTTATCTCCTTTAGGCGCTCCTTCATATTAACACCTCCTTTCAACTTGATTATACAAGTCACAATCGCAAATGTCAACGACAAAAATTGTACAATGTACAAAAATAACTATTGACAAAGATTGTACGACGTACTATTATAAGAATGTACAAAGTACAAGAAAGGAGGAACAAAAGTGAAAAAACCAAGCATTTCAGACGTTGCGTTAGTGGTGTCAATCTTAACTTTGATTTTTGTTGTAATCAATTCTTTTATATGAAATGCGAAATTATGCTCCATATAAAAGCCAAGACTGATACAGTAACCGCAATCCATCCTTTGATATCTGCCTTGCTAGATGTTTTTACTGCGGTTTCAGATTGAGCCTTAGAACTTTCTGCAATTTCTTTTGCTGATTCAGCTTGCATCTTTGCGGATTCGGCAATATCGTGAAGTTCTTTGCTTGTTTGCTCAATAAAAGCGGTTTGTGCTTCTAGCATCTCAATCGGGGATTTGTCATCTTCGTATTTAGGCATTTCGATGTCTGTGACGGATTTGTTGAAAAAACCATCCAATTGTGGACGAGTAGGTATGTAGCGCATATGGAAATCTCCTTAAGTTTTTAAGGAATTATATCATGGAAAGGAAGTGAATTCAATGAGTGAAAAGGAAAAACGCGTTGTTGAAAAACTTCGTGATGCCATTCCGAATATGACAGATTTTCAGAAAGGATATGTCCTTGGAATGGTAGAGAGTTCTGCTTCAAAGCATAGTGAGCAGGAAGAAGAACACGATAAAGGGAGAGATCATGAATGAAAAAAGTAATCCAATTCATCACAGGTGCGGTTGCAATGGAGTATTCATTAGTTGCCGCGTGCTATATGGATAGTGAGGGAGCGGCCGGGAATATGGCGGCTATTAAATTTGTAGCCGGGGCAGTAATTGCGGCAATTATGTATTACTGGTCAGAGGTAGACCGAAAGAGAGCCGAACTTGACAAGCGAATTAAGAGAAAGCGCAGAATGGGAGAGGATACATGGTAGACGTTGTGTATATAAGTGGCACGAGATGTTCCACGAAAGAAAAGCGTATGCTTGCTGAACTTTTGGCAGGGAAACGAAAGAAACAGAATGATAAAGATAATTTTGAAAAGGTTCTTGACAGAGAAATGGGAAGGAGAAGCAATGGAGAACAAAATAACGTTGATCGGTGATGTTGTATCAGCACCAAGGGAAAGCCATAAATCAAGCGGTAAGATTTTTTATAAATTTTTCATCGGAGTTGAAAGAAGAAGCGGTGTTGCAGATATACTTCCGGTACTTTTCGATGAGGAAATCAGCGATACAGGAATTAGCGGAACGGTATACGTCAGTGGGAAGATAATTACCAGACGCGTGAGAACAGGGCTTGGAGAAGCCATTCTTACATATGTTATGGCTGATAAAATCACAAAGCCAGAGGATGATAGCCCTTTGAATGAAGTAAGCCTTGATGGCATTATTGAGGAAAAGCAGCTTAGAGAAACACCACTTGGTCGTAAAATCTGTGATGTGAAACTCAAAACTTTAAGAGAGAATGGGAAAGAGGATTTGATTACTTGCATTGCATGGGGAAAGTGCGCAGAGTATACGGACTCACTTGCTTTAGGCGATAGAGTGAGCGCATACGGAAGATTGCAGAGCCGGAGATATCAGAAAACGTGTAAAGATGGTCGCGTTGTGGAAAAAGTTACATATGAGTTATCAATAAAAGGAATCGTGGGGGTGTAACATGAAAAAGGAAAATTACGTCTGTGTTCCAAGGGAAGAGTACAACGAACTGATTGAGTGCAAGTTGCACATAAATATGTTACACGAATACATTACAAAAGAACATGAGGATAACATCAGATTGCGCGGATGCAAACAGGACACAACAGATATGCTGACAATCGAAACTTTGAGCGGATATATGGAGAACGAAAAGCATTTCGATAGACTGAAAAGAGAATTTAAAGAAAGGGTGAGACAAAAATGCGAATGATTTTAAAATCGTTACATATTGAAAATTTCAAAGGTGTAAAGGATAAGACATACGAATTCGGAAAGACAACAAGGGTTTCCGGCATGAACCGGAGAGGAAAGACCACAATCGGGGCGGCATGGTACTGGCTGACGTCTGATAAGAACTATGAACTTGTCAGCAATCCAAATATCAGACCGGACAATGTAGAAGATTGTATTCCGACTGTTACTGCAAATGTCGGTGTAGACGAAAAAGAAATCACTCTTTCCAAGATGCAGAAGCGAAAAGTCGGAAAACCGGATAAAAATGGAGTTTCGAAAGTTACTATCACAAATACATATGAGATTAATTCTGTTCCTAAGACAGAACGTGATTTTAAGGCATATCTGGAAGAATTAGGGTTTGAGTTTGATAAATTCCTCATTTGCTCGCACCCGAATGTGTTTACCAAGGATTTGTCATTGAAGAAAAAACAGGATGAAATGCGCAAATATTTATTCACTATGGCAAGCGAAAAAACAGATTTAGAGATTGCGCAAATGAATAAAGAAACTGCGGATGTTGCAAAATTGCTTGAATCCTACAAATTTGAAGAGATTGAAGCCATGAACAATGCTTCCAAGAAGAAAGCAGTTGAACAGTTAGATGCGATTCCTAATCAGATTATCGGTCTGGAGAAAGCAAAGGTTGATATTGATGTGGCAGAGCAGGAGTTATTGAAAGCCGATTTAGAGAGAAAGATTGAAGCACTTGAAGATTTAATTGGGAAATCTGATGTGCGGATTGATGAAATGCGCAACGAAGAAATGCATTGTCAGTTTGAAATGTCAGCTGTTGCGCAGACCATGAATAATGAACTTTCAAGCAAGAAGCGTGAGATTGAAAATCACAAATACGATCACGAACGGAAGTTAGAGGATGTCCGTTCATCTATCGGAAAAGCGCAGGGTTCCATTGAAAGCAATAAGAAATCAATTTCCGAACAGGCTTTTAAGAAAGCTGACCTTGTGAAAAGGTACAATGATGAAATTGCAAAAAAGTTTGACGATTCTAAGTGGGTATTTGACGAATCTACAACGGTTTGTTCGTTATGCGGGCAAAGATTGCCGGAAGATAAAATAGAGTCTTTAAGAGCCGATTTTTCGCAGAGAAAGGCAGATGCAATCGAATCATTTAATGAAGAACACGCGAAAACGCTTGCCATGATCGTTGACGATGGAAATGCGTGTGCTGAAATGATTAAGAATCTGACCGAGAATAACAAAGAGCTGGAAAACAAGATTAACACCTTGAAACTGCACGAAGCGGAAGAAATTGACATTATCAAGAAATTCGATGAACAGATTTCTGAGATTCCGTCTTTCGCTTATTGTATGCAGAACGCTGAATATGCCAAGTTAAAGGCTAAACAGGATAAATTGCTTGCTGATATTGCAGAGTTAGAATCCAAGGGCACAGATAAGGCGGCTGATTACGCAAAAGCTGATATTACAAAATTAAAGAGCCAGCTTGATGAAGTAAATAAGATTATTGCACAGGCTGAAAACAATGTTCGCATTGATGAACAGATTGCAGATATGCAACATAAACAGAGCGAGTATGGACAAGCAAAGGCAGATGCCGAGAGGATTCTTTATCAGCTCAAAGAAGTTTCAAAACGAAAGAATGAGTTACTTGTTGAAGAAATCAATCAGCATTTCGGTATTGTACGTTGGAAGTTGTCCGATTTCCAGAAGAACGGAGAATATAAGGAAGTTTGTATTCCTACGGTGCTTGATGAAGAAACCGGCATTTATAAGGTATTCGGGGAAACAACAAACACTGGCAGGGAAATTGAAGCGAAGATTGATATTTGCAACAGTTTTCAGAAGTTCTTTAATATGTATGTTCCGATTTTCCTTGATGGTGCAGAAAGTATCAATGACGAATATGTACCGGCTGTTGATACGCAGTTAATTCTTCTGACAGTATCAGAGGATAAACAGTTGAAAGTGGAAGCTATTTGATATGGACTATCCAATAAATGCAAAGGCAATCGAAATCATTGACAAATACATGAAAGCAGGAAAACCGCTTAACCTTGGGAATGAAAGGTTCTGCATGGATACATTCAAGTCCATGTGCGAAGAAGTATTTCGTAAGAAATGCGTTAAGCGATTGGTACATAGAAAGGGCGAAGAACCAATGTTTACCAAGTGGGATACGAAATACGATACATATTTTCAAGGCAACACATGGTACTCATTTTCTTGGTTTAATGGAAGATGCGGTTTCGGGCATCGGTACTTTCTGAAAGCTAGTTGTGAATTATATTTTGAAAAGCACGCAAGGCAGATAATAAGCCTATTTCTTTCGGAAAGATGCATCAGTATCGAAGATGCAATACTTAAAACGGACTGTTTCTTAGAACTGTGGAATGTATTTGAAAAATGGTTCGATGATAGGAGAAATAAATTCATGGAAAATATGAAAGCAGATATTCAAGAAATTCGGAGCATGTCAACAAGAAAAACACCGCAATCGCATGGTGGTGTGGCTAACCTGCTGAAAGTTCTGACAAAGACAATGGAAAAGCAAGGTTCTGATATTGCAAGCATTGCAAAGGTGCAGTATGCGATATGCGTACAGGCAGGAATCTATATTCCGGATGAGTTTATCAGAGATGTTGCGGTCACATTGGATATGCCAATAGAAAATGAAGAAAGCGAGGATGCCGAATGTCAAGAGTAGGAATTGGGAACAACATTACACAGCCGGATGCGCGGTGTATGTCATGCAAGCGTTGGAAGAGTGCAAGTAAAGGGTTCTGGGGAAGAGCCGGACATTGTTCTCTTCCGTATTGTGAGAAAGATATGAGAAATAAAGGAAGGAGAGGGTTTAGAAGATGAAACAGCAGATTACAGAGGAAATGGAAATCCAGAATGAATGGTACAAAGAAGCGAAAAAACAGACTGTGGAAACACTTCCGGAATTTGTAAGGCATTTAACAGAAGATTATTCGCATGATTATGGAACTATTTGCCACGCAGTTGCGGCAGCAGGAATAGCAGCCATGTGTGCGGTTGACAATTCTCCGACAGGTGGAATTACCGGATTTCAAGCCGGATGCATTATGTGGCAGGTTATTAGAGAATGGGACTTTCAGAACAATAAGACAGGGCTGAAAATTCTTGATTATGACAATCTTCTTTATCCGCAATATGAAGCTTCTTTTATATCTATAAGTAGTAAAATTTGGGAATCAGTCAAGAAAGAAGCTCAAAACAAAATTGACCAGAATAACGATAAAGTGGAAAAATGGAAGGTTGCTCATGATAAATGGGTTATTGATATGGAGAAGTTTAAAGTAGACGTTGTGGAATGGCAGAAACAAAATCCGGAATACCCGACATATGAGGACAACCCAAAATTCTATGAGCATCTTGGCTTTGGAACCGAGAAAGAATGGGATGAGGAAAATAAGAAACAGGAGAGCGGGTTTATGTTTGCTCCAACGGAACCATGCAATCCAAGTGCTAATCCAAATGTTATTGCACATTGGAAATCTATTGTTAATGGAAATGTTCCATTTGGTTTGAAAATTGAGGAGGGATGATAAATGCAGTATATCAAAGCAAAATTTCCAAACAGCACCAGAAGTTATACATACCGCACCGAGGATTCTGTAAAAGCCGGTGACATGGTTGTAAATTCCAAAGGTGCAAAGCTGACGGTCACGGATGAAACCGTGGATATGAAGTGGGTGGATACCTACGGTGCTGATAAGATGGCGGTTGTGAAGAAATATGAAGAAAGTGAGGGATGCGCATGAAGCTGATTAGTAATGCAAAGTTTGGAGAACCGGTGGAAAGCGGAACGGTTTTCAGAACTCAAAGCCACGGAATCGACATTTGCATACATAAAATTTGCGGTTGCGGAGATGCGTGGTATCTTAATTGCAACGAACTGGGAATTGATAATCTGCAGCTCAAGAGCGAAAATCTTTTCCGGTGTGTGGATGAAGCAAAGGAAATTCTTAAGCAGAAATTAGAACTGTTAAATGAGCGGTTCAATAATTTTTATGAAGATAACGATGTTAAGATTTTAAGATATTAAGAAAGTGAGGAATAATTATGGCAGAAACAAAGGCACAGGAAGTAGCAACACAGGGAGAACAGGCAGGGATTGTCAAGTATGAAGCAAATGGAGAGATGGTAAAACTTTCCCCTACAACAGTGAAAAAGTACCTTATTAGTGGCGGTGGAAATGTGTCAGACCAAGAAGTAATGATGTTCTTATCGCTTTGCCGTTACCAGCATTTAAACCCATTTTTAAGAGAAGCTTATCTTATTAAGTATGGAAATAACGACCCGGCAACTATTGTTGTAGGAAAGGATGTTTTCACAAAAAGAGCGGACGCAACACCTACATATGGCGGGAAACAAGCGGGAGTTATTGTTATTGATAGAGATGGAGAAGTAAAAGAGCGCGAGGGTGCGCTTGTACTTCCAAGCGAAACACTTGTCGGCGGTTGGGCGAAGGTGTTTATTAAAGGGCACGACACACCGGAGTATGCGAGCGTTTCATTTGAGGAATACGTTGGAAGAAAAAAGAGCGGGGAAATCAACGGTCAGTGGTCAAAGAAGCCGGCAACAATGATTCGTAAAGTTGCGGTTGTTCAAGCACTTAGAGAAGCGTTTCCGGACAGATTCCAAGGGATGTATGCACAGGAAGAGTTCCCAGAAGTATCGGGAAAGAAACTTGATACAGAGGAAATTGTTACTCGTGATATTGAACAAAACGCCAATTCAGAGCCGTTTGTCGTAGCAGAATCCGAAGCGACCGACGGTGCAGCAGTTGAGCCGGAGAAAGTCGTTGAGAATAACGAGAACGTGCCGGAGTTTATGAAGGATTAGGAGGATATGAAGAATGATTTTTGTAAAGTTAGCAATTCTGTTGTGGATAGCATTTTTGATTGTGAGATTTTTTGTCAAGGCGAATGTCACGTTAGAAGAAAAGGTTGTGGCTGCCATTGGCAAGAAAATCAAAATGACATTTGGAAGATGGGTGCTTGTCATTGTATTTCTGCTTGCCCTCACCGATTCATTCGCGGCGTTGGTGTGGTTTCTGTTTTTCAGATAGGAGGTTGCCATGAGAGTTATATCACAGGACGGAACGATTGATATGCCATATGATTATTTTTCATTATATATATCATGGGCGAAGATCGCAAGTGGAAAGGTTGAAGATAGAAATGTATTCTCTATAGTTTGCCACAATTTATCATCGCCGAATGGCACAAAGTTGGCTGAATATTCCACCGAGGAAAAAGTAAAGAAAGCTATGAAAATGCTTAGAATTGCGTATGAAAATAATGTGTTTTATCATTGCACAGCTGGTTCAAAGTGTTTTGAAGAAGTACGGAGTATTTTGAGCGAGGAACAATTTCAGAAAGCTACAACAGAATATTTTCAGTTTCCTGCAGAGGAAGAATTGGAGTAGCCTATGAAATACTATTGGGTTCGCATCTATGATTACAAGGTAGACGATGGACTGAAAGAGTTTACAGATGATAACGTGTGGGATGCTCAAAAAGGCACTCTTCTTGATGAATATTACCTTTGCGGAGAAGATATGTCTCGTGATGAAGCAAAGGACGAAGTAAAGAAGAAAAGCGGTATTTCAAGGTTCGCAAAGCCAAGAAAAGGTAGCGGAACATATGCTCTTGTTATGGACAGCAACCAATTCTTCTATGAGCGATTCAATATTGAAGTTGATACAATCTGTTTTAATTGTCATAAGTCGATTAAAGGAAAGCAAAAAGACTTTCCATACATTACGGCAGATGGTGGGGAAAAATATTACCTTTGTTCTTATGGTTGCCGAGCTGAAACTAGTAGAAAAATTAATCCATACTACGAGGGAGAATTTCAAACCAGAGAGGGATATGAGAGCAACGGTGGTGTATATGGATATATTTACCATATTTATAACAGAAAGACTAATATGCACTACATAGGACAAACGGTATATATGCCATTCTTCCGGTGGCAGGAACACGTTAAGAGTGGTTTGAAAGGTAATATTACAGACCTTGTATTTGAGACCATTACAGAGGTTCGTGTTAAGTCACAGGAGTATCTGAACAACATTGAAGCATGGTGGATTAGAAAATACATTGATGAATATGGGCGAGACCGTGTTATGAATATTACAGTTCCAAAGATAACGCTTGAGGACTTGGCAAAGGAATATTCAAAGATAATTTCGGGACAGTTAAGTATTGAAACGGATGAAAGTGAGGTGGTTTAAATGCTTATGCGATGTTGCGGTTCATCATCGGCAGGCAACAGTTACGCTTTAATCAGCAACAGTGGCGAGATTCTTGCAATCGAAGCAGGATGCAAATTTCTTGATTTTAAGAAAATGATTGATTGGCGTATTTCTGATGTAGATGGATGTATCGTCTCACATGAGCATGGTTGAGCGACCATGCACGATACATAAAAGATTTCATGAAATCCGGCATTCCGGTTTACACGGCATTTGAAACACAGACAGCACTTGAAACCATTACAGGAGAGCGTACAATAGCCATTCCGCCACGCAGAACACGGCAAATCGGCAGTTTTACAGTTACACCATTCAATGTACCGCATGATACAGAAATTGAGTGCTACGGCTATTTAATCGAGCATGAGGAAATGGGAAAGCTGTTATTCTTGACCGACTTGGAATATTGCAGATATGACTTTTCCGGCATAAAGGTTGAGCATATCATGGTTGAAGCCAATTATAGCATGGACTTGGTAGACCGGAATGAGCCAAATTATGAACACCGTTTGAGAGGTCATATGAGCCTTGATACGGCACTTAAATTTATTCAGACGAACGACAACCCAGCTTTACGAAATGTCGTTTTAATACACTTATCGGACACAAGCGGAAATCCCGCGTTATTCCTACAACGAACGAAAGAAACAATTGAATATGGAGCAAATGTTTATGTTGCAGACAAAGGGCTAGAGGTTGATATGAACCTTTGTCCGTTCTGAAAGGAGAAAGCATGAAATTATACATTTACAGATTTTGGGGCGATAAATTTTCTTGTAGAGAAGTAGACGTAGAAGAAAAGCCAAAAACGTATATCATTACTGAAGAATCCGAATTTGAATATAAAGGACAGAGAATCCGCAAGGGCGAAATTGGTGTGTTAAGCGGTTGCAGCCGGGATAGGGTCATTCTGACGGAGAAAAACAAGAAAAAAGCTGTTGAAATGCTTATTAGCAGGCAGAGCACTATTGTTGAGAGTTGCCGAGTACGTCTTGAATATGAAGAGAAAAAACTTGAGACCATCAAAGCGGAACTTGAAAAAGAATAATTAGGTTGAAACACCTTGGCGAAAGCCTAAAAGAAACTATCTTGTTTGGCGAATAGTTATCACAAACCTTATTGAAAGCCATGTTTTGGCGGTGCGTTTACCGTGCCGCCCTTACAAAAGATTGGAGGTAAAAATTGAAAATATGTGAATACTGTATGGCTGAATTTGAGCCGAAGCGACCAGATCAAAAATACTGTAGACCAAAATGCGCCAAAAGATTTGCGCAGTTTAGAAATTTTAAAAAGGCTGGAAGAATTGTGTATACAAGAATATGCCCGAAATGCGGCAGACTGTTTATGACGATAGATGAAAATAAGTTTGATTGCCAAGACTGCATTAGTATTGACGTTAAAGAACGCTTGAGAAAGCCAAAGAAAAAGGGCGATGCAATAAAGGCTGTGAATCATATGGCACGCGCTTCTGGAATGAGCTACGGAAAGTTTGTGGCTCAAATGAGCATGGAGCCATTGGAGAGGAAGTGATTGGATGGACTATAAGAAATTTAGACAGGCAAAAGCCATCGAAGCTAAAAATAAGCAGAAATGGCTTGCATTGAATCCAAGGCTTGATGAATCAAGCGGAATTTATATTCTGACAAGACAGGACGAAAATGGGTTTAGATATGCCTACGTGGGGCAGGCAAAGCACATTTTAACCAGATTGTCGCAACACCTTTCGGGGTATCAGCACATAGACCTTAGCTTGAAGTCTCATGGACTTTATTCAGAGGATAATCCGTATGGATGGAATGCAACATCAGTACGCTGTCCGATAGGAGAACTTGATGAACTTGAGCAGTATTACATTAAGTATTGCGCAGACAAAGGCTATCAACTTCGCAATAAAACAAGCGGTTCACAGGGCGAGGGTAAAGCTAAGATTGATGATTACCGTCCGGCAAAAGGCTATTATGACGGCATTAAACAGGGCAAAAAGAGTCTTGCCAAGGAATTATCGCATATCGCTGAAAAGCACCTTGAAATCCGCTTAAAGCCGGAGAAACAGGGTAACAAAGTTTCTGAAAAGCAGTATGAGAAATTTATGGCTTTGATTTCTGAAAATACATATGAGGAGAGTGATTGATTAAATGGCAGAAGTCAAGTGGATTAAAATCACAACAGATGTCTTTGATGATGAAAAGATTCTGCTGATTGAGAGTATGCCGAGTGCGGATAGCATCATTACGATTTGGTTCAAACTTCTTATTCTTGCCGGAAAACAGAATAACAACGGTGTGTTTATGATGAGCAATAAGCTACCATTCACAGATGAAATGCTTGCCACCATTTTCCGCAGAGATTTGAACACGGTAAGGCTTGCGCTTAAGACCTTTGAAGAGTTTGGAATGATTGAAGTTGTTGACAACGTGATAACGATTCCGAATTGGAATAAGCATCAAACACTTGACGCTTATGAGAAGAAAAAGGAACGTGACAGGCTATATCAGCAGAATCGTAGAAAGAAGCAGAAGAACCTAATTGAGCAAAAATCGCCCGATAAATCGTCTGACGTCGCTGTTTCAGATAAAAAAGAAGAAAAAGAAGAAGATAAAGAGAAAGAAAATATAAAAGAAAATTCGCTGTCGCCCGATTCCGGAGATTTGTTTGATTTTGACGATGCATGGAAAAAGACTTTTAGCATATACCCCAAGAAAACAGCGTACAGTACCTCTAAAACGGCTTGGATGGATAAAGTGCTAGAAGTTATCGAAGAGAACCAACCAGACATTGCACGGCTGTTATACAAAGCCACAGAAGCATATTTGAGTGACTATCAAGAAAAGAATCCAGACGATAAGGATTTTCGGTACATTCCAAAATACGTTGATTGGATAAAAAACGATTGCGACTATTGGTTGCAGATTGTAGAGAAACGAGGTGATTGCAGTTGACCGAAGCAGAACAAGGGCTTATCGGTTGCGTACTTATATCCTCTGATTCTCTCGATAGAATACCGGATATTAAGCCATATATGTTCTCCGATGATATAGGGCAGGACATTTTCATAAAAATGCTTGCAATGAGAGATAATTGCGAAGAAATAACGGTTCTTTCCCTTGCGCAGTCATTGACGAATCCAAAGTACAGCGAGGATGAATATAAGCGAGTCGTTATGTCTTGTTTACAATCTTCTCTGACATCGGTTGAAGTTTCTGCGTATGCCAAAGTCGTGATGAATGATTTCAAAGCAAGAGAGGTCAAAAGTCTTTATCAGAGAGTTTCATTGAGACCGGGGGACATTGACAAGACTATTTCTGAAAGCATTTCCAGATTGGAAGAATTGCAGAAAAACATGAAAGTTCGGTCAAAATCGTTGAAGCAGATCGTTGAGGAAAACAAGGAAAAATATTTCAACGAACACGTTGGAGAGGGCGGCGTAAAAACAGGGTTCGATCAATTGGATGATTGTATCGGAAGTTTAGAGGGCGGAGACGTGACTGTTGTCGGTGCAAGACCTGGAATTGGAAAATCCGCATTTGTAACGCAGATGATCGGACAAATGGCAGAAAAAGGACTCCAAGTTGGATATTTCAACCTCGAGATGAAAGAAGGACAGGTTTACGAACGTTTCGTTTCAAGGTTGTCTGAAATAAGCCTAACGCGCGTCCGGAGGGCAAAAGCGTTCCTTGGAGATGAAAAAGAAAAATTCGACAAGGCAAACGATGAAATGTGTGATTATGATGTGATTATTTCCACAGGTTCAAAATCCGTAGGAGAAATCAAGGCAGAGAGCCGCTACCGGCAGTTTGATGCAATCATTATTGACTACTTGCAGTTGATTAAAGCAGAGCGAAAGTACAGCAACAGATCATCAGAAGTCGGAGATATTTCAAAAGCATTAAAGGCACTTGCAATGGAGCTAAATGTTCCGGTTATCGCACTTTCGCAGTTGAACAGAGTTTCAGAGGGAAGAGATACCAAAGAGCCTACAATGTCAGAGTTGAGAGAATCCGGAGATATTGAGCAGGACGCATCGAATATTTTCTTTTTATGGAATCTGGATGAAAGCGGAGAATATAAAGGGTTGAAAGTTGCAAAGCAACGGCAGGGCGAACTTATGAAAGAAGCATTACAGTTTATCGGCGAAAATATGAAATTCGTTGAAATCGAAAAACCACTTGATGATGTTGTTGCGGAAATCAAAAATAAAGAACGTGGGGACGGATTTAAGCCATACAATGGTGATTGTCCGTTTTAGAGGTAGCAGCTATGGCAAGTGCAAAGATCGAAAAGGGTTCGGAAGAATGGCAAGTATTTATGGATTATTGGCAATTCATTCAGAAATACTATTCCCCGGACGACTCTGATTCTTGGTGGGATGAAGTTGTAAAAGCTGGAGAATCATTGATAAACAAATACAAAGGCATGGAGATTGAAGAGCGTGCAAGACAGCTTGTATTGAGCCATTTTGCATGGTTGGAAATCACATACAGAAAGGAGAAACCAAAGAAATGAGCAATGCGTTGAGACGGAAGAAAAAGCCGACATTTTACACAAAACAGGAACTGCGGATTATCGGGCGAAATGATTTTGAAAAGAGAAATGCTGATAAGGTTATATCGAAATCATACAAAGATTTTGTCGTGATTGGGTACATAATTTTGCATGACAAATTTGGTTTCGGACAGGCAAGGATCATTCGGTTGCAGGATTTTTTGAAATCCTACTTAGATGAAGCAGCGTCCGGCGGAAATACTGGAAAGGACTTGTCTGTTTATCTGAAAAGTAAATACGGAATCGACATCAAAGAAGAAGTCGGAAAAATTCCACAGAGACAGTTAATGAACCTGTACGCAAAGAAAGCTTTCTGCATCGAGCGTGAAGCATACAGGCTTTCCAGTGCATCTTTGTTTAACTATTTTGCACTGACACTTACGATTCTGAAAAAGGAATTTAAGATAACAGCGAAACAGTTGCAATATTTTTCGGACAAATTCATCGACTACATTGATACACTGGCTAATTACAAGCAGTTTCAGTTGACGGTGCCGATGATAGCGCAGAGTTTGGCGGATGAGATTAAGTTTGTATGTGATTTGGAGGTTTAATATGACGAATAAAGAAAAATATGCGGATAAAATCATTGATATTACAGTAAGTAAACTTGCACTCAAAGATGGCGAGCCTGTTCCATGCGCAGAGATGAGATGTTCAGAGTGCGGATTCTATATTTCTAATTATTCATGTAAACATAAAATGCTGGAATGGTTAGATTCAGAATATGTTGAGCCGCCTGTTGATTGGAGTAAGGTTGCAGTCGATACGCCGATTTTGGTAAGAGATAGCGAAGAAGAAGCGTGGAGAAAAAGACATTTTGCAAAATACGAGAACGGAATAGTGTACGCATGGGGATACGGAGCAACATCTTGGAGTGCATACGGGAGTGACAATATAATCGATTGGGAAATGGCAAAGCTAGCAGAAAGAGAGGATGTGTAGAAATGGGAGTTTTGCTTGCGTTATCAACCATATTTATATGGGGTCGGCTGGTTAATATTGATGACGACCTAAAAGATATCAGCGAAGAACTGAAAAAGATGAACGAAAGGAAAAATGATGGAAGATAGATATTTATTCCGCGGAAAGCGGATTGATAATGGCGAATGGGTGGAAGGATATCTGTCATACCCATTTTGCACGAAAAAGGGCAACGAAAGTTATTATTTCTACGCAAAGGATAGTTTGGGTTTTTTCTGTCGTTGTGTTGTAGATGCATCTACCATCTGCCAGTGCACTGGACTTAAGGATAAGAACGGCAATCTAATTTGGGAGAATGATATTGTAAAAATAAATAATAGCAAGGCGAATACGGTTGTAGCATTTAGAGATTTTGAAATTATATGTACAATTCCTAACGAAAAATATTATAAGCATAGGCTTGAATATGATACTGAATATGAAGTTATCGGCAACATTTTTGACAATCCGGAACTGTTGGAAAGTGAGGAATAATATGACAGAGAGTGAAGCAATTAAAAGAATTAAAGAATGCAGAAATACACCAAATTTTCAACCATACATATATATGAATGAAGCGTTGAATATGGCAATTAAAGCACTTGAAGAAGTACAACAGTACCGCGCAATCGGCACACCAGAAGAATGTCGGGAGGCGGTGGAGAAGCAGGCGGCGAAGAAACCTATATTTAACCATAACCTTAGTGATACTCTTTCTATATTCCATTGTGAATGCGGAAACAAAATTAAAGTCAGTCACGATATAGGGATAATGAATAACAACAATGCGCCAAATTACTGTAGCAAGTGCGGTTGCAGGTTTGATTGGAGTGATGAAGAATGATGTTTCAATCGTACATAAATTTCTTTCTACTAATACTTATAGCCGTTAGGTTAGATATTCTAACAGAATTTGGAGTTAATCTTTTTTGCATTCTGTCAGTTGTAGGGATGATTGGACATGAGGTTTTTGATTATTTGAAGAAAGGAGATAAAAAACGATGAGACTGATTGATGCAAATGCACTAAAAGAATATTGCATGCGTGCGAGTAAATCTGATGATGATTTTAGGAGAGTAAGTTTGGCAACATTGGCGAGCGTGATAGATGCACAGCCGACCGCTTACGATGTGGACAAGGTTGTAGAAAAACTGGAAAAGAGAAGAATGGAAGCATTAAGGCATCTTCGGGAAAATAAGGGGGCAGAATTCGGATACGCATCTGAATGTGTGTATAATGCTTTGAATGAAGCAGTAGAAATCGTGGAAGGCGGTGGAGTAGATGGTTAATTTTGACAGATTTGACTTTCTGGTTGATACACAAGATGTATATATTCTCCCGACAATTAGGATAAGCACACAGCATGAAATGATTGATAAAAATTTCAACATTCAGATTCATTTTGCAGTATTTCATTTTAGATGGAGGTGGGTGAATGGCAATTAAACCGATTTTATTCAATACAGAAATGGTTCGGGCGATTCTGGACGGGCGGAAGACTTGCAACAGAAGCGTGATAAAGCCACAACCACAATCAGGGCTATGTTATACATATGGAGGAAGCCATAAAAGCTGTATAGGTAAATGGACATATCCAAACAAGGGAGCGCACGAATTTTTTGGGGAAGAATATAAGCTTCCGGAAAATATAAAGGATGAGGAATTAAGCAAACGATGGAATCCGCCATATCACACGGACGATATACTGTACGTGAGAGAAACATGGAGCGAAGGATATGAAGAGGGAACATATATTTACAGGGCTAGTGATAAGCTGGCAGACCTACCTACATTCAAGGAATCGTCAAAGCTGATTTATCATCCATCAATCCACATACCAAAAGAAGCGGCACGTATCTGGCTTAAGGTTACGAATGTGAGAGTAGAGCGGCTGCAGGAGATGAAGCCGGTTGATGTGATAAAAGAGGGAGCTTATTCTGATTGTTGGGATTGTCTTAATACATACGGAGAAAGCGGTTCGCAGTGCTGTTATGGGACAGAAGAACAGTGCAGTCAATGTGATGAAGTGATGATGGAATGGGAAAAACTTTGGAACTCCACCATCAAAAAATCCGACCTTGACCGCTACGGATGGGATGCAAACCCGTGGGTGTGGGTTATCGAGTTTGAGCGGTGTGAGAAACCGGGAGGAGTGTGAGATATGGGAAAAAGCAGAGCCAGTAAAATGAACGGCTATCGTAGCATGGTAAGCCGTCAGAAGAATGATGTTTTTAAGTTTAAGCCTAAGAAGAAAAGGAAAGGGTGATTGTATGGCTAAAGCGGTTTTAGTTATGGACATGCCGGAACAGGTATGCCAGAAATGCACATTGTGCTATGAGACAGAGAATGATGACGAATATCTGTGTTGTGCGACAGGAAAACTTTTGCCAGACGGAGAAAAGCCGGATTGGTGCCCGCTCCGTGAGTTGCCAGAGAAGATACCTGATTTAAAATCCGGTTATGAAGATTTCAGCGTATCAATAAGTCGGGTGGGTTGGAATGCTTGCTTGGATGAAATTTTAGAAGAAAGAAAGGAATAACGAATCCTCGGTAAACCGAGGTTGCAACTTAAAGGTTTGTGGATTTATTAAAAGTGGGTGAAAGTGATTGAATAAGCCTATATTAGATGTTTGCTGTGGGAGTAAGATGTTTTATTTTGATAAAGAAAATCCTAATGTATGCTTTATGGATTGCAGAGAGTTAGAAGATACTCTTTGTGATGGTCGTAAATTAAAAATAAAGCCGGATATAGTAGCAGATTTCCGGAATATTCCATTTGATGATAATACGTTTTCCATGGTTGTGTTTGACCCGCCGCATTTGTTAAAAGTTGGTGAAAAATCTTGGTTGGCCAAGAAATACGGAAAGTTATCTGATACTTGGACACAGGATTTAAAACAAGGATTCGATGAATGCATGAGGGTTCTGAAACCATACGGAACATTGATTTTTAAATGGAACGAACAGCAAATAAAATTATCGGAAGTTTTAAAATGTTTTAGCGGCAAGCCTATATTCGGGAACAAAAGAGCAGATACGCATTGGATTGTATTTATGAAAGTAGGTGATTCGGAATGAAGATTTTAAGTAAGAAGAAATGTGAAGAAATTCTGAAAAGAATTACTGCAAATGAAATTATTCAGACTGAATACGGACTGCACGACATGGAAGCAGAAACAAAAGCGACAGAAAATAGAGCAGAAATAGCTTTCATTGTTGGTGGTATTAAGGGAATGAATAAGGTGCAGAACACATTGAGAAAAAGATATAACAACTAACTAAAAATCAAAGAAAGGAATAGGTTGCGCGCGCATAAAACCGAGGTTTCCTTTTGGTAGATTTAAAATGTATAAAAAGAAAATTAAATGTGAGATATATCGTGATTCTATGCAAAATTACAAGAAATATGCAATACCGCCAGCACAGTTGATTATAGCTGATGTTCCTTATAATGTAGGCAACAACTTCTATGGCAGTAACCCTATGTGGTATAACGGTGGCGATAACAAAAACGGAGAGAGCAAACTTGCGAAAAAGGCGGCCTTCAATTCAGATTTCAATTTCAATCTGTATGAATATTTTCATTTCTGTTCAAAGATGCTGAAAAAAGAGGACACAAAGCCTATCGCAAGGGACAGAAGTAGTAATAGCCCTTGTATGATTGTATTTTGCGCATTCGAGCAGTTATCAACATTGATTGCGGCGGCAAAGAAACACGGATTCATTAATTACATACCTCTTGTATTCTGTAAAAATTACAGTCCGCAGGTTCTTAAAGCGAATATGCGTATCGTAGGTGCTACGGAATATGCACTTGTACTGTACAGAAATAAGTTACCGAAATTCAGAAATGGCTTGCAGATTGATGGAAACGGAAAGAATATCAGAGGTACAGGACACATGATTTTCAATTGGTTTAATTGGGAGAAAGACGGAAAAGACATACCGAAAATCCATCCGGCACAAAAGCCCGTGGCTGTCCTTAAAAAGCTGATTGAGATTTTTACAGACGAGGGAGACGTTGTTATTGACCCTTGTTGCGGTAGCGGTAGCACGCTAAGAGCCGCCGCAGAGCTTGGCAGAAGTGCATACGGATTCGAGATTGACAGAAACTTTTACGAGCGTGCAAAGAATGAAATGCTTGTATTTGAAAAGTACGGTCAAATGAATATAAGTGATTTTTTATAAAGGAGCGCAAATGTTAGATTTTGGATATTACAACATGGATTGTATGCAAGGAATGAAAGAATTTCCCGACAAATATTTTGACCTTGCGATTGTTGATGTGCCTTATGGAATTGGCGAAAGCGGCGGTAAAAACAAGAGCAGGGGTAAATTAGCAAAGCCTACTGATTATAAGGATTATATCGGAAATGATAGTAAGGCACCGACAACATTCCATTCCACATAAATGATATTTTCCT